ACAGGTGCATCAATACCTAAACTTCTCAAAGAAAACTATGGTCTTTTTATACAATTTCTTGTTATAGCTTCTAGGTATTATGTAAGAAGTAATGTCGGTGAATCTGGTCCCTATTATTGGGACCACGAATAAAGTAAAACAGGCAAAAATAACCTAAAACAGGAGTAACATCAATGGATATTCAACGCGCAATATTGGTTAGAAACCAATACAATAGCTTACCTACCGAAGCTAAACAATACGTTGACGCTTTAGTCAATGAAGCAAAACAGAATCCTAAGTCAAAATACTTAGAACAATTCTATAAAGACGCAATTAAAGGTAGTGTAATGGATACATACGTACAATTAAAATACAATGATGTCAATGATGCTAATGATGTCAAAAAAGATTGGATTTCGTTTGTAGCTTTTAAAGCTTGGTTATTTTTTGCCACATTTTTAACAGGCGTTTCTACCCCTAAACAGTTGAAAAAAAATTCTAACTTGTTTATGCTTTCTATAACTATAGCCTCTAATTTTGTAGTAGAGGGTGATTATAAAGAAATATACGGAACGTCACATATCTGGGGACTAACTTACAATCCTAATGTACTTAACTAAAACATTGCAAATATCCGACATTATATGGGGAGCTACAGACTACTAGTTCTTATCATTTATTAGGGAGTAAATAAATGAGCATTAAACCGCAACTTTTCAAGCAATCGTATATGAAACTTAAAGGCACTATTCGGCTATTTTTAGAAGGTTCAGAAGAGGGCTTAAAGTACCTAGCAGATTTACATCAATCGGGGGAATTGCAAGCTCTTCTCAATGAACTTAAATCAGACAATATGCACGAAATTATCGTCACAAAAACAAAGCTCACTACAGATGCAAAAGTTATTGAAAAAGCCGAATTAATTAAGGCAATTCGAGAGGGAACAATCGATAAGACAACTCTACAACAAGTTGATTTAAGTGGGGCTAATCTGTGGGGGGCTTTCTTGAGTGATGCTAACCTGAGTGAGGCTTACCTGAGTGGGGCTAACCTGTGGGGGGCCTTCCTGAAAGAGGCTGATCTGAGTGGGGCTATCCTGAGTGGGGCTAACCTGAGTGGGGCTTTCCTGAAAGAGGCTGACCTGTGGGGGGCCTTCCTAAGAGAGGCTGACCTGAGTGGGGCTGACCTGAGAGGGGCTACTCTGAGTAGGGCTAACCTGAGAGGGGCTACTCTGAGTGGGGCTAACCTGTGGGGGGCCTTCTTAAGAGAGGCTGACCTGAGTGAGACCATTCTGAGTGGGGCTAACCTAAGAGGGGCTAACCTAAGAGGGGCCATTCTGAGTGGAGCTAACCTAAGAGGGGCTATTCTGAGTGGGGCTAACCTAAGAGGGGCTAACCTAAGAGGGGCTATTCTGAGTGGGGCTGACCTGAGTGGGGCTGATGTTGAAAACGCTATCTTTATCGATGCAGCGGGGATCACCTCTGAACAAGAACAGGATTTAATTCGACAAGGGGCAATTCTATTGCGAAATTCTAATGTACCTAACTAAAACATCACAGATCTCCGACATTATATGGGGAGCAACAGACTACCAGTTCCTATCATTATACAAACCTACCCCTGAAGAAGCAGGACGCTTTATCCAACTCTGGTTCGAGGATATGGAGCCCCACATTAACTATACGCGGTTACATGCTAGGGTAAGAGGCGGTCAAGATAAGTGTAATAAGCACTATCTCACTAATGTGCTGGAGTTAGGTATAGTCGCATGGGGGGCCGACTTTTATCATGATAAGAATTCAGTAGACGAATGGCGCATTCACTATTATAGTCCAACAATAAGGCGCCTTGTTGAGAGTACCGACCTCCGTATGCCGGGGGGTAATCTGCGCTATTACTGCCAGCTGGCTATGATAGCTAATTCTGACTCCGTTAAAGGAGTATGGGCTCGTCGTACTCAGCATTATAGGAGAGATAGTTATCAGCGCCATAACCATGGTGAGTTTGGTATGACTAAGGAGGAGATGCAATTAGTAGTAGAGAATATAGAGCCTATACTCGAGACGGGCCTGTTGATAAAGTGGGGCGATTACTACTACTGGCCCGGCGCGCGAACGCGACATCTGCTGTCTAACAGCAATAAGGAGCTTCTCATCATGAACAGTGACGCTCTAGAGATAGGTAGACTTAAGCAGAGGAGAAAGCAAAATGCAGGATAAGGCAATTGATATCGTGAAGACATGGGCCTATCAGAATCTAAGCCTAGATTCTGATAATAAATTTATCGTAGTTCATATCAATCGATCTAGTTACGTAGTAAGCGACAATATTAGAGAAGACCGGCCTGATGATAATGACGGTGATATGTACTTCCTATCATATATTCATGGTGATGTAGATGTCTCTATCTTCCTGGGTACTAATGGAGATGTAATTGTCGCTCGTGATAGAATCGATGAAAAGGACGACCCCTCTTTATTAATCGGCAGTATAACCGATATTATAGATGGTAAGGCCCTCTTTCCTATAAGCCGACTAGATAATCATGACCCCAGAACAGATTCAGAAACTACGCGACAATAATTGGACCCTAGATAACCTCCAGGGCGTATCAGATAAAGAACTCGATTGGGTACAGAGCGTACTGGCCCTTCGAGAATACTACGAGGAGACTGGTAGAGAGTTAACCCAGAGCAATATAGACTGGATTAACACCTTTCTCCTTTCTAACTACGAGGAGAGCGACGCTGATCTACCTCTCGAGCAGCCCGAGCTGCCTCAAGAGCAAACTTAGCCGCCTTATTAATAACACGTGCTCTCTCCTGCTTAGTTAGATTACCGTGGCCCCGCAGTTTAAGAGCACTCAATGCGCTGCGCTTATCGAATATAGGGAATTTATCCCCTACTGTACCGTACTGGGCCCGCGCTTCTGCTGTTACATTGCCCTTCTTGGTTCTCTTCATATGCGTTGTTGACTAGATATGGTTATGCTGACAGATGGGCGGGCCCTAATAGTAAACTTAGTAGTAGTCCCAATATAGAAAATTCTATATTGGAAAACATTTAATTATCTTGAATGTCAAGGTAAAGACCGTTCGGCTGAGCTCACGACCGAAGCCCTCGCTAAAGTGAGGGGAGTGTTAATTAAAGTGCTACAATATTAATGCCCTCACGTCAACAAGGGACTAACCATTTTATTCGACGGCGATTTTGGAGATGACTATGAGTAAGGCAATGGATGTGACCAGCACTGCAGACGCACAAACTGGTAAGGTTTCGGACATCAAAGTTGTTGGCAACTGTGATGCATTCCAGCTTCTCTTTAAAGCCAGCAGCGAGGAACAAGGTTGGATGAAGTCGTGTAAAGCAATGGAGACACCAGGTGGATGCGTCGTGCAAGTGACGACACAGCAGAACGACAATGTGGCTGAAGCGTTGACGTTTGTTCCAGGTGTCAAGATTGCAGAAGACATCAACGGCGGACGAAAGCTCGTTTCGCTGTAGTCTTTGGTGTTTGTTTGATGGGCGGCATCTTTGGGTGTCGTCCGTCGAACAAGGAGTCAATATAGCTAATTCTAGTTTACAGCCTTTTGCCAGCTTGTTTAAATTGCTAGATTGTGCTAAAATTAAATGAAGTGGAGAATTTATGCCGTACATCCAAACTAATCTAAAACTCACTATTAGTCAATATCATTATTTGCGCGAGCTAACAGCTGGCATGGATAGTGATAGTCGACGTTTATTCATCCACACGTTTTTGTGCCAGCGCCAGATGCGTGCTAAGTCTGATTACCACGCGTGGAAGGGAGTACCACTGCCACGTAAGAGCTTCATTCACGTCTACTGTAGAAATTATAGCTGGGAGAGCGTAAAACCGTTTATGACGCGGGCCCCCTACTACGCTAAGGAAGGAATCTGCTTCCGCTACCGTATCCACGAGCACATCATCGATACCTTCATTGAGAAGGGAGAGGATTTACTACTGAGCCCCTCTCGACTACAGGATCAGTGGTTCGTTGATGTGGATGGCCGCCCGCTTCCTAAGCTCAATAAGCCGCTTAGCAGCGCACCCTCGACACAGGTTGATTTGGGCTATGGCATCGCGTGGCTGATACGTCAACGAGATCGGATAGAGCGTACTCGCGATAGTCTGAATGATGTTGAGCTGGCTAGTAAACGGGCCCGCTACCTTCATAACCTAAACTGCTATCAGGGTATACTCGAGCGCGTAACGAGTATCGACTACACGAAACGTCAGGCAGAGTACTCGCAAGAACTAACCCAACCTCACGAGGGGCTCCGTGTATACGAGAAGGGAGGCGGCCTCCAGGGTGCTAGTAGGAACTTCAGAGAGGTGCTGCTAATATCCAGCCCTGTGATTAACTATGATGTCGTCAAGTGCCACGCGACGATTGCCCATCATGAGATGGAGAAGCTAGGTATTAGTTCCCATCTGGATGAGATGCTATCGGGCCGTGTGAGTTCTCCTGACCCCCTACTGTCTGTAGGCACTGTGAAGACAGCCGTGTTAGCAGTAATCAATGGGGCCCGGCTCGTTAAGCGTCTCAGTACCCGCTTCACTATACCGCGATTAGTACTAGAAGAGCCACTCCTAGCTGATAAGGATACAACCATTAAGTCACGGGCCCTCGCTCGCCTAGTAAGATACCTTAAAGGCATAGCTACCAGCATAGCGAAGTGGTCTAAACTAATACCCAAGCACGAGAAGATAGCAGCCATGTCCGCTCTACTTCAACGTATAGAAGTAGACAGTCTACGAGACATCCACGACCTCGCATCCAACAATCAGCACGACGGTGCCCTGATCCATAACTCCATCAACGTCAGTGAGGTAGAATCGGGCTACCTACTCGTGCAACCCAAACCCATCTCCTCACCCGACCCCGAGGAGTCCGTCACCGTGTGCGGCCGCCAGATCGAGATCATACCATTCAACGCAGAGTGTGCCAACATCGCGGACATCATCATGGGCGCGGGTACCCGGCTCCAGGCCACAACAGGATACGGAAACTGGGCCCCCACCCCCCATAAGAATACCGTTAGTAGATCAGATAGCAGCGCTGATACATCGAATCTCAGCGCTGATGATAGTAATTAATACCCGTACAAGGGAGACGTGTGCCTTGATTCAACAATACAATAACCTATCTATAGAATTCATTGATGTTTATGTTAGCGCTAGGGATGTTCTCAGAGCTCTCAATCTCTCTGACGATGCTCTAGAACAGGTCACTAGTCATAACAAGCTTATGAAGAACTCAACAATGGTGCTAGAACCAGCTGGTGTATATCAGCTGGTTCTTATCAATGATGAGATAGACTTCTGGGACTGGTACAGCGACGAAGCCCTGGCTGTTGCTAAGGAGAC